ACATTTCCAAATTAGTATCTGGCTCATACTAGATGTTGATGGATTTGGTCTATGAACTGTCAGTCCTATATCAGCTTTTGCAAACCAAGAAGCACTACCAGAAATATCATAACCTTTAGGTGGTGGCACAGTACCATCATCTCTACGCATCATTTTAGTAGGGTGGGCAACAAACCATATATGTATTCCATGTGCTTGGGCAAACACCCGTAACGTAGTTAACATATCTGATATCCAGTCAGTTTCAGATGTAACATTTTCTTTAGATATATAATTATAAGGATCAACAACTACACCTCTTATTCCATGTCTCATGACTGCCACTTTCATTCTTTCCATAATGCTATCAAGAGAAGATAGAGAGCCATCAGCTTGGTATAGGAAAGAAAAGTGATCTTGGACAAACCTTTTCCCCTCCTCTAATTCTTCTTTTGTTAACTTAGGTGTAATTCCATCAAAGAATGGTTTTCCCATATGCTTACTTATTAGTTTAGCTATGTGTATTCTAGGCTCATTTTCAAATGAACATATCCCAAATTTCCAACCACTTTTCTTAGCTATGTTTATCATTATTTGATCAACAAATTCTGACTTACCACTTGATGGGTGTCCAGTAACAACTGTTAATTGTCCCTCAACAACTGTGTATAACGGATCAACTTCTGCATATCCAGTAGAAGCACCAGAGCCAATTCCTTTTTCATAAATGTCATCTACTTCTTCATAAAAATGTGATGCGTCATAAAGACCTGATACTGGATATGGTATTGGGTTTGATGTAATTTCATCTAACTTTTCTTTACCATGTTTTGTGAGAACATCATTAGCATCTTTACAATCTTCTGGATATTCTATTTTAAAACACTTATCTTTACCTATTCTTCTGGCAAGTTCTTCTGCCATAGCTTGACCAGATTTGTCACTATCCATAGCAATAACTATTTTTTCGCAATCATCTAATTTCTTTTTTGCGTTCCATATAAATTTAAATTTGCCATCTTCATGAGCATCTATTTTGCCATCAACAACTTTCATGACTGCACCATGTGGAATAGAAACTACAGATTTAAAACCCACCTCAAGAAAACTAAGGCAGTCCATTTCCCCCTCACAAATAATAATAAAATCATTATCGTTTACATTATCTATATTAAAAAAGTTTACTGCTGAACCTTGAGCAGAAAAACCTTTGTCTGGGAAAGACCTTATCTTAGCAAATTCTGTACTCCCTTTATTCGTATAAGGGAAAACTATACAAGGCATTTCTTTTTTCTCTGATGCTATGTAATGATGTTTAAATCTAACTCCAACATCAATAGCAGTCTTTTCTGATATACCTCTGCTATTCAAATACTTTATACTTCCATTGTCTTTTGTTAAATCTCTCCACCTTGTTTTATCGACAGCATGAACCACATTGTCTCTCCTTATCAATTTAAATTTACTGTCTTCAAATCTTATTGAGCCATTCTCATTACAATGCCAACAGTTATAAACTACTGCTGAACTATCTACTTTCAATGATAATGTTTTTTGATCTCTTTTTTTTCTCTGACCAGAGCAAAATGGACAATTAACTTTGTGTTGCCCACTACCTAATTTTAAGGCATCAAGCCTTATGTTTCTCGTTAGTTCCATAATTTTCTCCTACGCATTATGGAAAAAGATAGTGCCATAAAAACCCCTCGTCAACTAAAAAATTTACTTCGATTATCTGTTTATGGTTTCACTACAGACTCGAATATTCATGCGTTTTTGACTTGTCATTTCAAATGTTAACATTAACAAATGTAAATTTTTTTATTGCCTACTAGTTATAACTAGTATATTAATATATATTTTTATAACCAGTAACTAGTTATAACTAGTAATGTTATAACTAGTGGAGAGAACTTCTATTCTGAATTGTTCTCTTTAACCTCTCCCCCAAATACCTTGCGACTACTGGCTTACTTGTTAAAATTATTTTAAAATGTTTCTCTAATCTTTCTGCATTTAGTTCTGCCATATCACACACATGAGAAAAATCTATGCTCTTAACCCATTTAGAAACAGATAACTTTTCTTTATCATTTCCTAAGTAAGCATCAGAAACTGCTTGGCAGATCACATAGTTCCAGAGCCGACACTCTGACATGAGTTCTTGGTCTTTCTCTGTCCAATCCCCAATGTATATATTTTTGTTTAACTTGTCTGTCATTCAAATATATCTTCCCTTGCATACAATCCAGTATTACACTTTCGTCTAAATCTGGTCTTCTTGATGCGTAATATATAATTAACTCAACAGTTACATCTTTTTCAATAAGATTTTCTAAAACTGGACATTGATTGGCAAATATTTTTTCGTAATCTCTTGCTTTTTGAGATTTTATTAAAGCCATTCTTTTACCAAAATTTACTATTTTTCTTGAGTTTGACTTACTCGCAGGCTCTCCCTCTATGGTAAATAATATTTTTCCATTTATTTCTATTGACATGTATGTATATCCATAATAGTTTCATAGTGCGTAGGAGAAGACATATGAAAATAACTAATAAATTTGGCATGCCTAAACCATTTGTAGATTTTGCCAGAAATGATAAATATAGTAAAGGTAAAGCTGATATTTCAGTAACCACCTTGATTGATAGTCCTAGAGTTAGGATTATGAAAGAACAATATCATGATAAGATAGAAGTTGATGCAGTAGATATGATCTGGGCATTATTTGGGACTGCAGTTCATTCTGTTTTAGAAAGTTCTGAACAATCAGAAAATTCAATAACAGAAGAAAGATTGTATTCTGAAATAGATGGTTGGTTATTGTCTGGTGCAGTTGATAGACAAGAGATAATCAAAAATAATATAACCATTATAGATTATAAAGTTACATCAGTCTGGTCTGTTATTTATGGAAAAAAAGAATGGGAAAATCAATTAAATTGTTATGCCTATCTGGTAGATGACAAACATGCTTTTGATAAAAGCAACGTAACTAGCTTAAAAATATGTGCAATTCTTAGAGATTGGAATAAAAGAGATAGTGAAAGAAAAGAAAACTATCCAAAAGCACCAATAGTATTTGTTGATATACCATTATGGAGTTACGAAGATAGATCAAACTATCTCAAAGATAGAATGGCATTACATCAAGAAGCACAGATAAATTCAGATATCCATGATAAACTGCCCTTATGTTCTGATATAGAAACATGGAAAAAAGAAGACACTTGGGCAGTAAAGAAAAAAGGTCAAAAAAGAGCATTGCGAGTTTTAAATAGTGAAGAAGATGCCATAAAATATATGAATTGGCATAGTGAAACTGACAAAGCATACATCAAAAAAACTAATTTAGAAATGGAATTTCGTGGTGGCGAGTACACACGTTGTGGCAACTATTGTTCAGTTGCTGAATTTTGTCAACAATACAAAGAGAGGTTAATATGACAGACAAAGTAAATATACCTAAGAGGGTAGTAAGAAAGATTAAGAAAAGTGGTTTAGTTAAACTTAAACCAAAGATAATTAGCACAAGACCAAGTCACAGGTCTTTGATAGCAGAGCATATTGCAGAAGCTACTGGTAAAGGAAAGCCACAAGATGTTTTTTTCCTTTGTAGAATTTATATTAATATTAGAGATAAAATAAGAGAGTGGATAAAGAAATGAAAAGAGATATACCAGAAAAGGTAGCAGAAACTCTGAAAGATATTGGCATGAATGTCAATACTGCAGGTTGGGACTGTCATGGAACTTTTGTGCTTTTGCATAAAGCATTAGAAAAAGTGGCAGTAAAAAATATGATCACCTTTGACAAGCCAGAGGTTTTAGAATGTAATTCTGAAAGACGTATAGCCAGTCTTATAGTTACTGGTCATATGGGAGATAAATCAGAATGGTCTATTGGAGAAGCATCTCCATCTAATAATAAGAACTCTTATCCATATGCTATGGCTGAGAAGAGAGCAAAAGATCGTGTCATATTAAAGCTTCTTGGTCTTCATGGAGATGTGTACTCAGAAGATGAAGCTGATAGCTTTAAAGAAGAAAGACCTAAAGAAATAATAGGTGGAACTAACGACACAAAAGATTTAGATAACGAGCCAAAAGTTAAGGTTAACCATTTAGACGGCTCTATAAAAGATGTCAAAGGTTTAGATATGATCAAAGAAGTTTTTGTCCAGTTTTTACCATCACAAGATAATAGGAGTGATTTGGTTGGTTTTTGGAAAAACAATCAAGAAGCTAGAGAGATACTAAAAGAAAATTCCCCTAAAGACTACGAAGAAGTAGAAAAACTCTTTAAAGAAAGAGCAAATGAAATAGCATCAAACAAAGGAGATAATTGATGGAAGCTAATAAATATCCTGCGACTGGATCACTTTTTACCCAGAAAGAAAAAAGATCAGAGAAGTCCCCAGATTACTCTGGCATGCTGACACTAGAGATGGAGGTGTTAGACGATCTTATCAAGCAAAAAGAAGAGGGAATACTTGAGCCTAAGATGAACCTCGTTGGTTGGAAGAAGCTTTCAAAAGCTGGTAATCCATATCTTAGAATAATTGCTAATATTGAAAGAGATAGAAAAGAACAAAATCAAAGCTATCAAAATCCAGTTCAACAAGTTCAGCAAACAAACAATTCTAATAATATTACAGATGATGAAATACCATTCTAGAGGAGAAAGACATGGAAGAAGTAAAAACAAATACTGATGCTCTAGGTGTTCCTAGTGTTAATTTTGAAGCAGTCAAAACATCAATGATGCAAGACAAAAATGGAACCAATATAAGATTAACAATACACCCTAATGATGTTCCACCAGAATTGCATAAGGACTGGATAGGTTCTAGGTATATGGTTGTCATGGTAAAGTTAAACGAAGATGGCACTCCAGATAACGGAGAAAACAATGTCAAAGAAGTCTGATAACAATGCAGACATATCATCTGATTTTCTAACAGTAGATGGTGTCGCTAAATACTTGTCTATAAGCAGACCAATGGTTTTAAAATTGGCAAGTGATCCAGAAGAAAACTTCCCTAAAGGTTTTGGTATTATAAAATCAAGAACAAGAACTAAGTACCTATACAAAAAGGAAGACCTTGCTTCTTGGATCGAAAGCAAAAACGATAAAGGTTAAGGTTAATTTATGCGTACTTTGTATGAAAACAATTTTAACTTAAAATCAGAAAAAAATGTTATAAGCTACGTTTCAGATCGTTGGAACGTAGCTTCTTTTAAACTGCCAATGTCATACAAATTAGATTATGCCATGTATCGTAATGATAATTTAGTAGGTTTTGCAGAAGTAAAATGTAGAACTCACAATTTCGGAACATTCCCAACATATATAATATCTTTAGCAAAGGTCTTGGAAGCTAGAAGACTTGGCAAAGAAACAAACACTACTCCAATACTAATTGTATCGTGGACAGACAGAATAGGTTATCTGGATTTTTTTAATCATCACCATATTAAACAAGGTGGAAGATCGGACAGAAACGATTGGCAAGATCAAGAGCCTATGTGTCACTTCAATTTAAAATACTTTAAAATGATAGGAACAAAAAATGAAGAAAGATAACGTAAATAGACCAAGCCATTACAGAAAAGGTAAGGTCGAGTGTATAGACGCAATCAAAAGTGCCACTAGTGATGGCTACCAGTTTTACCTACAGGGGAACATCATCAAGTACATGTGGAGATTTAATCATAAGAATGGATTAGAAGATTTACAAAAGGCTCAATGGTATTTATCAGAACTAATTAAGATAACTAAGAAATAGTTATTGTCGCAAGTTGGTCGCTGAACCCTAGTTCAAGACCATCATAAGACAATAGTAGTGAACCTAGTGTACCAAAAAACATAACATTATAATTTGGCTGCGTAACAATTTGCCACTGTTAACGTTAACTTTTAGAAAGTATTAAATTAATTTACAGTTTATTTTTGCGCAGCCATACTATCAT